CCTTTAAGTGGATTCCAAGTCCCGGAGTTTTCTACGTATGTGACTCCTAGGCCGTATCTAGCTGCTGCATTAGGTATAGTCATATATTAGATTTGAAACCAGAAGTCGCCAGGGTTGCCTGAGCCGTTAGTGGGTAAACTTGTGCTTACTGTTTTTTGACTTCCCAGCCAAGGTGCAGTGTTACCATTAGTAATAGCATTTTGCACAGAAGCCATTGTTGCGACCTGTGCTGTATTAGTAGCTGCAACAGCAACGTTAGGGGCTGTTGGAACTCCAGCAAATGTTGGACTATAGCTTGGAGCTAATGGGGCTACAGCAGTGGCGATACTGTTATCAGCGTACTGTTTTGTAACAACGCCCAATGCGCTAGATGGGTTCAGCGCAACAGTGATTTCGCCCGTTGTGCCATTTACGTTTAACACGTTGGTCAAAGTACCCACAATGTTTGCGTACAAACTAACGTTGGCATTGTTTCTGTTATTGATTAGCGATGTGTTTGAACTTGTTGTAAAAATATTCAAGTTCTGATAACCAACACTGATATTACCATAGAATGTGCTATTAATGTCATTACGAGCATAGTTGATAGCAGCAATATTACCCAACTGTTGTGCGTTCACCGCAGTGCCGTAGAACAAGTTATTTGCTTCTGCACACAGAGTAATACCAGGACTAATTGTGCTAAAGCCAGAGACTGCACTAGCACTACTCAATACAAAAGGTTGATCGAATGCAACAATAGCACTGACGTTATTGTTTGTGTAAAATTTGATGACTGTGTGAGTACCACCCACATTGTCTGTTACGTCTTCAACAATTGCACCACTGACTCCATCAGGAGCTTTGTACGCAGGTCCAATCACTGACCATCCAGTGCCATTGTACATATTCAACTGGAAGTTTGTGCTGTCCCACCACTGTGTACCTACCAACGAAGTGATAGGTGCTGAGGCAGATACAATGACTGGGCTAACTGGAATAAATGTTGTGCCAGTATAAATCTTTAACAAATGTGTGTTCAGGTCATACCACAACTCGCCCTGCAATGGATTTGTAGGAGCTAATGTGTTAGCAAAGTTTTGCAACAACTTGATAAAGTTTTCGTTTTGGTATTGGCCATACAAGGGGTAGTTTTTACCAAACAGATCCAAGTCAGTGGCATTCAGCCCAGGGTTAATATCTGGACCGTCTGCTGTACCGTCTGGGATAGTGATTAAAACTTCACCTGTTGTTTTATTAATTGTATATGCCATTTGTATTATCCAATGCTACTCAAGTTTGTTAGAGTTTGAATACGGACTGTGTAGTCAATTTGAATAAGTCTGTTTAGAGATTTCTGAACTGGGTGGAAGATAACGTGTGTCAACATTGGACCAGTGGTTGTTAGGCCACTTGTACCGTCAGTACTACGACCAAATAGACCCAACTCGTCAAATGTGTATGTGTCAGTTAGAGTTTGACTGTTATCGAACGCACTTTGTCCAGCTGGCTCGCCGTAGTCAAGCAAGCAGCTAACAAGAATATCTGTATAGACTGTGCCAGGAACGTGACGAACTTGAATGTAGTTCTGTGTAGGATTACCGTTCGCAGCGGCAGTATCGTCAACTACTTTACTGTAGGTAGCGCTGTACAAGTTACTGCTTTGTCCAGTAGTGTTTGGAGGCAAGTATGTAATAACACCTGTTGGGTCAACGCTAGTACCGCCGTTGCCAAAGTGCATTTCGTAGATATAGTTTTGCTCTTTGTTAGCCAACATATAGGCCAATGCAGCACTGATGTTTTCATAGTGGATAGCATTGCCTTTATTGACAAGAACTTCCCCAGTTGTTGGGTCAGTGATTTTTATGTGTCCTCTTACGTAGATGCCACTCAAATCATCTGGTTGACGGATTGTGTCTTTGCTCATTGTGTTATTTCTCTGATTATTGTATATTTATAGGGTCAAATTCTGCCTACTACTACTTCTATGATTCCGATATCAGAACCAGAATGGGTACCCAAAGCCTTGCCAATTACTGTACCAATTTGCGGATCATTAGATGCCATTGCCACTCCTGGGAATGTGCTAGTCACCATCAAATCTCCGCGTTTTACTGTGCCCATAACCTGACAAGGAACTCTGCCCTGTAGTGCAACAGATACCCCATCAGCCAAGCTGTTCATCAAGTACGCAGGATCTGTAGAAACTACACCCGCTACTCGTGGATCATTTGCTCGTGTACTGATAGTGACTTCTGTTTCGTCGCCAAAAATCACAACAGTTCCCGGAGCATATTCAGCATCGCTTTGATATTTTTCTGCCAAGTCAGCGTATTGTGCCTGAGTTGATTTACCAAAAATGTTGTTAAACCAGTAACTTGTTGACCCGATGTTAACTGTAGTGTTTGCGTTTGGTACAAGTCCACCAGTCACAGTCACAGTGTTGTGTACTGCGTTTACAGAATATAAGTTATTGAACCAGTTAGTGCTTGTGCCCAAGTTAGCCGTTGTGTTAGCAGATCCAGTGACTATGCCAGTTGTAACTGTGTTTGCAGTGATTGCGGCAGTAGTCACATTTGAATGCATCGCATTGGCCGAGTACAGTGTGTTGAACCAAGCAGCAGTAGTACCCAAGTTGGCAGTTACGTTAGATGTAGGAACAATAGTACCACTCAGATTTATGTTTGATGCTACGTTGGCATTAGTAACGATGATGTTACTGAATGTCAGAGCCGCAGCGGCCTGTGAAAATATCAAGTTACCACCAATTGTCACATCCGACGAAGTTGTTACAGTAGTTGCAGTAATTGCCCCGCTGTACAGCGACCCCACAGACAACGCCCCAGATATTGTACCAGATCCAGCTGTGATGCTGGTTAAAGTACCAGAGCTAAGATAGGATTTGATAGAAGACGCTGTAATGTGCGCAGTTACCCCTGCGGTTTCTACGGGAATCAGCGTAGTGTCTAGAACGGTACCTTGTAACGGTAAACCTGTAATTGTAATTGTCATTTTAAATCTCGGCCTTTTCTATATTTATTTTAAGTCAGTCCCTTAAGGAACACGGCTTGCGCTGTAGAAGAACCTTCTAGGCCAGAACCGTCAGTAACAGCATTAGCATTTGCACCCGCTGTTGTCAAGATATTACCAAAGTTGTCTGTGATAACATCACCCAAATTATCCACTAGTGTTTTAGGAGCACCAGGACTTGCGTTCAACCAAGTAGTTGTGTGTACTGTGTTTCCGCCTGGAATCAGCTCATTAATACCACAATCGACAACCTTAGTTCCAGCTAAATGAACTAACGGAGCGCCAGTTCCATCAGTTGCTCTACGGAACTGATACAGTCTGTTGTGTGCAGTGTCCAAGCCCCAGAATATAATCTTTTCACCATTAATATAGACTTGTCCAGGAATCAATTTAGACAAGTTTGGTGCACTCAATGCTGCTGCATTTGCAACAAAGATATTGCTATCTGTGATGTTCAAATTAGCAGTCAGTGTGGTCTGATGTGTTGCGCTGACCCCGTAGTACTGTGGCCAGTGTGCTGTGTTGTTTGCGCTTACATTGGCATTCATATTGTGTACAACACGATATGTAACGACCTGTGTATTGTTGTTGATACCAGTAGAAACTACCATATTCAGACTGTCAAATGTTGCTCCAGGAACAAGTTCTTCTGGTGCGTGACTGCTGTAGGTATCATAATACATACCACCATCTATAGTAGAACCTTGATTAGTTCCAGTGTAGGTATTCTGAACAATAGTATCCAAGTAAGTTGGGTTATTGAAGTCATAGTATTTCAACGATACATTAGCGCCCGCTGGAATAGTTGGCACATTACCGCTGAGAATCATTCTCCAAGTATCAACTTCAGTAATGTTCAAAATATACTGTTGACTTGTATCAACATCTACCAAGAAGATAGATTGACCGCTGGCATAGTTGTATTTTGTAAAATCAACCAAATTTTGTGTTGTTACTTGTTGGAACGCACGTGACTGTGTTGGAGTTACGTTCAAGTTTGCAGTGTTAGCAGACAAATAATATCCGTCAGTAACGTCAAATGAACCCACAACGTTTACCAATGTCATAATGTTACCAGTACTTGTTTGATACACAGTACCGTAAGCGCCAGAAGTTGCTTGAGTAACAATGTTACCAGAGTAAACAACCGCAGAGTTTGACAGATTCAAAGTCACTGTTGGAATTTGAACGTTAGAACTGTAGATAGCACGAGTGTTTGACCAAGTGTAAATCAAATTACTGTTGAACACTGATGTTTCTGCTTCATACCCAACACCAGTGACACTGACCCCCGGATACTTGATACCAGTCATTAACTGAGAAAAATCTTTTGCTGGCATATCTGCTGTGGGCTGATAGTATGCACTGATACGATCTGTGGCTGTGACAAAACTGTTTGCATTCAACAATGTGTATTTTGTATAGTCAAATACATTGCTGACAGAAATTGGTCTTGTGTTAGCATCTGAACCATTTACCAAGATGTTGCCACCTCTGCGAATGAAGTTCGAAGTCAGATTACCCACAGTGATAATTTTAGAATTACCGCTCACAGACAAGACTCGTGCGTTTGCAGTAGTATTTGCCTGAGTAATGTATTGACCCACACTGACAGAGGCTGCATTTGCCAATGTCAAAATTGCAGAACTGTAAACATTAGCAGTTGCCTGATATGCTTGTCCGTTGTAGCTCACTATGCTGCTGTTAGCAACAGTGATATTTGGTTGCCAAGTGACAACGTTGCTGGTATAAGAAGTTCTATCAAACTTGATAGTAGTAGAAACATTACGAATAGTGTTGTAACTACGGTTCAAGAACTGTGTATAGCTAGTTGTACTGGTTAGATTTGTTGATAGGTTTGCTGCATCACTAAAGATATAGTCTGTAGTATTGAATGTACCAACAGCATCAATCAAGGTCACAGTATTTCCAGTACTTGCTGAATATACAGTACCATATGCCCCAGTGTTTTGCTGAATAATGATATTACCAACATAGACTGTGACGTTGGCAAACGTGTCTAGTTGTGTAGTTGGCACACTGTCAACCTGATAGTGATTCACAAGTTTTGCATAGCCCACTGCTCCACTACCAGTACCGTTGATAAAGATAGTTGGCTGGCTTGTATAGCCTTTACCTGGATTGATAACTTCAAAACTTTCAATGCCGCCAGTATCAAAGTTCACAATGGCTGCTACGTTAGCACCAGTACCACCGCCACCAACAACGCTGACTGTTGGAGTCAATACGAAACCAAAACCTGCGTTAGCAACGAATACGTCACCGATGCCATAGGTATAGTTGTTGTACCACTGATTGTACTGTGACAATGTGCTCAACCAAGTACTGTCAAGAGCATTAGTGCCGTTTGGACTGCGATATCCGTTGATATCTGCGATGTAGGTACTTGGAATATCAAAGTCAGTGCTGTCACCATAATACTCATCATTACCCTGATAGTCAATCAAGTAATCTCTGATACTTGTTCTATAAGGTTTAACTTCGTTGATGTAGCTTTCGTAGTAGCTTTGGTTGTCTGGGCTATAACTTGCAGGTTGGTCCAAAGTCTTGAACTTGTGCAAGATGCTGATAAAGCTGGTTTTGAATACCCAATCAACGCTTGGCTGTTCTGTCAGGATGTAGTTAATCAAGAAGAAAAACATCTGATTGAAATAACCAGACAATGTGTTGATAAAGATATAGTCTTTGATGGCATTGAATATAATGCGAATTTCATTTGCTGCTACGTCAGTGGTATACAAGTTGCTGTTCAACTGTATAGTACCATTTTGTATGCCCACAATGCTAGTTGTTAAGTCGCTGTTGACACGATAGACTGCGAATTCACCTGAACCATTGTTCAATACTTTTACAGTATTGCCCACAGTCAAGGTCAGTGTAGAAACATCTGCTGCTGTGGCAACAACATAGGTTGGCAACACGGTGCTGTCATAGGTACTGTCGTACCAATCAGTCTTACTCCAGTAGAATGGAGTATAGTAACTTTGTGTGGCTGACAATACCCAAGCACTGCCGCTCCAAGAATACGTAGTCCAAAGACCCTGTTGTGTCTCGTCTGCCAATACCAATACAGTATAGCCAGTTATCAGACCAGCAGTTTCTACATAAGTCAATTGTGTATAAGTGCTGACTTGTATGTCATACGTAGTTGCGCTGGGCAATTCTGCTGATGCATACAATGGGCTAATATTGAATTCTTCTACAATAGGATACTGAATTAGCACAGCATTTACATATTCTACCCAGTTTTTCAACGCTGCCATTCTGTCAACAAACACTGTCTGACTTGGGTTGTTGCCAAGACCAATACGTGATTGTGGGCTTAGACTTGCGCTTGGCACCACTAAGCCATTAGCGTCGATGCCGCTTAGACTGTCGATCATTTTCTCAACTATTCTTGCTGGGATAGTGCTGCTTGCATTGCCCTCTTGAACAAGTTGATACTCGCTATGAATAATATGTGTGTTACGAATTGTATCGTAATCAACGTGCAAGACTGTGCTATTGCCACTCAATGAGTTGCTGATACCGTGTAGACTGATAGTGTCGTCACGAATCACTGCTGCATAAGCAATGTCTTGTGCCTGTGGATTCTCAATCACGTCCTGAATAGTGCTGATTGTGTTGCGATGTACACTGTCTGGTTCAAGACTGTTTTTGCCAGTTACCCAATAGTAGTAAGTGCTTTTTGCAAGTTTAGTACTTGGGTTGATTGTTGTTTCAACTATATAAGCACTGTTGTCTGCGTATAAAGGAGTACCCAAACCAGTGTAGGCGCTAGGAGGAACATCGCTTGCGACCCATTCACAGACCTGTACTTGACTACCAGGGAACATTTTGCCCCAGTTGTTAGCACGATAAGTCAAGTTGCCTTGTTCATAGTCAATATAACGTAGAACTCCGGTATTCCACCAAGTCTTGGTGACTTGTTCTGGGCCCCAGTGATAGTCTAAATTGAATGCAAGATTTGGAGTACCGTCGATACCACCAATGCTGTTGTACACAGCTGGGTCGTAGGCAGTGATGAAGTCCAAGTCTTCTTGCGCTGCGCCCAATACTTTGCCTTTTGCAGGATCAATGTAGTCTAAGTTTGTAGTGATGACCTGAGTATTGACATTGTACAAATACAATCTGCTGATACTGTCAATATCTACTTTATTGGTTTCTTGTGCTACAATGTCCCAACCAACGTTGCCGCTGAAGTTGTTGTATGTGTAGAATGTACCTGCATTTGTTATGCCAGTGTATACTCCGCTAACTGGATCTTGTTGTACGTGATTGCTGTCGCCAGGAGCTCCAACAATCATAGTATTGCCATTCATAGCAACGCTGTAACCAAACTGATCATGTGCGCTGAGACTGTTGTTTTGTAGTCGTTGAACAAGCACATATTGATCTTGTATGTTGCCACTCAATCCACCCTCAACTAGACCATAGACGTATACTACACCAGAGCCTTCAATTGTGTCAATGAACACACTGTTAGCTTGGTCGAACGTAGTCAACGACAAGTCAAATGTAGTTGTATTTTCAGTGCTGCCACCGTTGGCAGAGATAACCAATGTAGAACTATCTGTGCTAGATGCAATCTGAGCACCAAACTGACTTACATCTTCTGTGCCAGGGTGTTTTAGTGATTGTACTGTAGTGAATACATTCAGACCCAAATTGGCTGCTGCGTTACCAGCGCCTGGTCCAATAATCAATTTCTGATATGGTGTAACTACATTGCTTGTGATGGTCAATGCACCGTAGCCCTGTGCTACAGCAGTGACCCCAGCAATGTTGGCACTGTTGATATTCTGTGCTGCTGTGATTACATTACCCGCAGTGAATGTAACTGAAATACCATTGATTCTAATAGTATCGCCTGAGCTAATAACAGGATTATAATTAGTACCAGTAATCGTACCATAAGCTGCTCCCTGATTTACATAGCGATAAACGATACCGCTGAAATATCCAGGAGCACTGTAACCTGGACTTGCTACGTAAACATCTGCATCGTTGCCAGAGATCCAAGTAGTTGTACCAAATGCTGCTCCGCTGGTTGGGTTTGGACTTGTCAGAGTTTCTAACAATTGGAACTTGTTAGTTTCTACAGCAATCAAACTGCCCACGACAGGAGCGTTTGTGAATGTGATTGTATTAAAGCCACGAGTAAAGCCAGTAGTAACAATGTTGCCGTTGACTGTGACTCTGCTAGTGCTACCGATAGTATATGTTGTTGTATAAGTAGTACTATTGGCAATGAATGCTTCGATGCTACGATCAAATACATAGACTGCGCCAGCTGCTGTTACCCCATTGACTGCCTGATATGGGGCGCTGACTGCAACCTGATTACCAGTGCTTGTTGTTTTGACGTTGTAGCCAAACTGTGATGCTGCACTACTGCCAATACTAATAGTATTAGCGTAGGTATAGTAGCTGGTTGCATTTGATTGATAGACGTATACGTTACCTGCATTTGGAGCTGCAACATATAACCAAACGCCGTCAGCACTAGCACTGATGCTTGCACCATACAAGTCACCCACGTTGCTAGAACTTGGGCTGGACAGTGTTTGTATCCATGGGAAGCTGGCATTGCCATTGAACTGATGTATGTGTACACGACCATATTGTGTTGCACCGTCACCTGGGTTACCAATATACAACAAGTTGCCTGCTGTATCTAAACTTGCACCAAACTTAGTGCCACCGTTGTGTTGTCCAATATTAGCAACCAATGTAAATGTGTGGTTGTTTGCAACGTTTGATACAAATGCGTATACATTGCCTGTGTTTAGTAAAGGGCTACTTGCTGCTGCAAATGCACCGTTGGCGCTGATTGTGCTGACTGTACCAAAACCAGTACCAGTGGCATAGCTGTTGGCATCTAGTTGCATACTTGTGTTAAAGATGCTGACGTTACCAGACCATGGGCTAGATTTGTTGTATACTACCCAACCATTTGTCTGTGCATCGTTGTCTACCCATAACTTGTCGTTGTCTATCCAACCGTGTGGCGGAGTAATGGTGTTTAGGTCTGTGGCATTTTGAATACGAACACTTTGTAGCTTGTACAGTGTACCAGTTCCAGCAATAGTGATTGCTTGCTTGACCTGATCTGCTGCTTGTCCGTAGAATACTACGCTAAAATTGTACGCATCCACAACATTGTAGACACGATAGAAAGCGTTTACACGAACATCAAAACTTTGTACAGCAACAATATCGCCGTAGGCAACACCGTGTGGTTTGTTGGTTGTAACTACGCCAATGTTGTCAACAGAGTATTTGACCTGTATAACGTTTACATCAGTTTCGTTTACACGATAAACGTTCCAGTTACCTGTTAAATCTTTTGCGCTCCAGACAGTAGATCCAATGCCAAAGCTATCGATATTTGCGCTTAGGTCAGCAATGTTTGCTGTCAGGTCAAATACAGTAGCGTCTACGTCATTGATGTTGACATAGCCAGCAGTTTGGATGTCATTCTTGTAGTTACTGCTTGCATCACGATTTACGTAGATGTTTGGAGTATAGTCACCCTCAGTCTTGTACAACTGATTTGGCTGTACACCAATGATACCAGTGATGCTAGATCCATTATTTGGCAATAGAGTGAATGTAACTGGATCACCGTTGAATGTGCCTTCAGTTAAGATTAGGTCAACGCTGCGATTATTGTCAAGCGCACCGTATTCACCAACACGCATAGCCCATTCTTCATAGACATTAATATCGCTGGTAACACCGTTTACACCAGTAGCAGTAAATGCGTTGATGGCATTCATTGTACCTTTTTGACGAATATAGCCTTGATAGAACTTGGCCTGTGTTACTTCATCAATACCAAATTCTGTCAGATATTGACGTGGTTGGAAACCAATTGCGCTGTCACTGTACAAGTGGAAATCGCCCAACAACTCTGGATTATCAACGTCATTGAATCTGTTGAATTTTTCTGCGTTGTAGCTAAAGTTAGGCAACAGGCCTGTTTTAAGTTCTTGCGTTGTAAGCTGTGCCCACTTAGTAAAGTCAAATGTTGTTGCCGCAGGAATGTCTTGCAAGGCTGTGTAGTTATTGCTCTTATACTTGACGATTGTGCCCATCAAGTAGTCAGTGCCCTGTTGCCAAGCATCCACTGTGGTGTTGTTGAATACGAATCCAGGAGGATTCATAGCACCAGTCCAAGAACCAGTTTTCTTACCAACAAGTTTCAGACGATACTGTCTGTTGCCAAGTTCTGGCACATAGATAACGTCATTGAAAATGTCTTCGTTGTCAAAGATCATCACGTGTTCAAATTCAACCAGACTTAGTTTAGCCAAGCCCAGTGTTTGACCAGCATTCAGTGTAAGATTACATGTATTGCCCGTAGCTGTGTTTTGTCTGTTAACACTCATCTGACTATATTTGATGATATTATAGCCAGTGTCAAGCACACAACTTTCATTGACTTGATTTAGGATTTGATCCACGACACCGGATTTTGTGAACAAGGTCAAATGATTCAATACTGGGCTAAGAACAATAACGCTGCTCGAACCCCAGCCCTGCTGCGCCCAAGTCATAAATTCTTTGACGCTCAATAACCAATCACGTTGAGTGCCCAAATCTGGATCAGAGTCTGTGAATTTGAAGCCAACACCACGCAAGTAACGTTGATAGCTGACCAAGAAGTCTACAACTTGTTGACGAGTAGTGAACTCGTAACCATAAGGGATAGTTACTTTGTATTTTTGATAATCCTGATAGATTACCGCAGAGTCTTCTAACACTGGTATGCTATAGCTCTTGTTATTTGCCAGACTTGGGATAATTGTAAAGTAGGGCGCTGTGTTATCATAGCCGCTTACTGTGTATCCATTGCCAGTTCTCTCTACAATAACTGCACTGTAAGTAACAGTGCTGACAGGAGTAGATTTGTATAACTCAATGCTGTAACTCTCGTTAGGAATTACAACGCCGTTGTTTTTACTTGTTGGACTACTTTGTTCAGCAATAACTTGTATAAAGCTCTGGTCAGTAAAACCTGCCATTTTGTATGCAAGCTGAATAGAAACGTTTTCCAAATAGCCGTTCAACTTGGTGCTTGGGTCAATGCCCTGGCTGCGTAGGTAGTCTGCGATCCAGTTTAAGTATCCAGCGCCACGAGCAATTTCGTAGCCCTCATAGTCTGCGTCCACTACACCGTTGATATCAACATCTAATGGGCTGACACGTTGCAGAGTTTCGTCAAAGATGGCCTGACCCAGATCAGCATTGTAATAGTAGCCACCGATGTCCATCAATGTACCAAAATAGAATGCTGGTTTAGCCAAAGCCAATGCCTGTTGGAATGCGAATGGAAAATCGCTGCTGCGTCTCCAAGCTGTTTCAACTGGGCCTTGGTCACCAATTTTGAAATCACCGCTGGCATCACGTTGATTGAATGTTTTGACCAGAATGTCTGCTGGTGCTAGTAGAACACCAGTGTAGTCTACTGGAATAATTTTTTGTAAGCCAGGACGAACAAAGCGTTGATCGACATAGGGGCTACCACCGTTCCACACAATACCCGCAGCCATATCGTCCCAAAGAACCATGTTACCGCCAGTGTATGGTGCAGAACCATAACGTGCTTCCCACCAGCTGGGCTGCTCAGTAAGACCGATCATTTCCCAAGGATTAGTATGTGGGCGGTCTGTGTCATAGAAGTATTTGTAGATGGCTCTCCAGTAGCCCGGCAATTTAGCACCGTTAACTGTGTCAACAAACTTACCATAGTTCCAAGTAAATTCATTGCTGGAAACAAAAGTAGAGTTTGTGATGTAATCAACACGATTAGAGCCTACCCAAGTCAAGAAACTATCTGTAAGCAACTGAGTAAATTCACTGTTGCTGTACTCTGTGGTTCTGAACTTGCCTGGCAAGTAATCATAGATATCAAGAATGTTTTTAGCCTGATTGACTTTGATGTTGTTGTAAACACGTTTTTCAAACTCTAACAACAAGTCATCTCTAAAGTCGCCAAATGCAGGTGTGATGCTACCATCGTGACCCTGTATCACATAGATAGGAGTAGCGTAAGTAGTATCGTAGTATTTTGTTGGGGTGAATTTTGGATACAAGCCCAACTTGCTGGGAGTTTCTGGAATATAGTTACCGTCAGTGTCACTGTATTCGTAGATTGTAATACTGTCACCAATAGTCAATGGGGCAGTGATTGTTACACCCGCACGATTTGTATCAAACACATAATCTTGACCCTTGACCAACTGTACATTGTTCAAGTAGACTAGCACAGCCTGATTGCTCAAAGTTGTGTCACTGAAAATGCTGCTAATTTCATAGTCAACAATCTCTGCACTCTCTACTGTGTAGTTGATTGTGTTTTTGGTATCACCGTAGGGTACCATGTCGCTGTAGTACCAAGCAAACGACTTGTTTTTCACAGCGTTGATATTTTTTAGTAATGTATCAAGCAGTGCTGGAATGTTTGTGAAGTCCAAACCGCTGGTGCGCATACTCAATTCAACAATCTTGTTCTTGAGTTTGCTGTATTCTCTACGAGCTAGGTCTAGGCCTTTGATGAAGTTTGCGTTCTCGTCAACCAAGAACAATGCGCTGTACAACACAGGACTTGCGTGTTGTAAAATACTACCGCCCTGACCCTTGATGTTCAGGTCACGTAAGTTACTAGCACCTGGGAAACTACCAGTAACCTGATTGCTGTTAGCAACCATAGTGCTGATGTGATTACGTAGCTGACCCAGTGTCAGAGTGTTGAAGTTTTTGTTCTCACTGTTATAGTCCAAGTTCTTTGGAACTTCGTAGTAGCCAAGCTGACTGACCTGACTGCTGTTATAAATCAAAATATCAATCTGGTCACCAGTAGTCAACGCAGAGTCTGTGATGTGAACATAGTTCAACACCCCAACTGTTACAGTTTCCCATCCAGTAATTTGTATAGCATTTTTGTATACTCTGAAATAAGGGACTGTAGCTTCTGTGCTTGCAGCCAAGTCAATTTTAAAGTAGCTGTTCTTACCATCATAGATACCGCTGATAACTTGGAACTGCTTTTCTTTTTCAACATTGGTATTCCAGCTGTTTTTGATTACAGTAGTTGAAATATCTTTGTTCTTTTGTAGCCAGCCGACACTGTTAATATCAATGCCGCTTTGTGTAGTTCCGTTACCGTCTACATAAGTGAATGTATCTGTGTCAAAGTTGTTATCAAATTGAATGTCACCAATCTGATTAAAGTTTCTGTAGGTTAGCGGGAAACCCAATATTGGATCTGCTACTGCTCCTGTTTTTGTATTAGGAGTATAAGAGAAAATCTTTGTACCAGCAAAAGTACTGTTAGTGTATGTTGAGATACTAACCCCAGATGCGTCAAAAACATCAAACAAAGGAGCCTGATTTAGCTGAGTTTTCTCTTGACCTTGTATCCAGTTTGAGCCATTGTAGTAGTATTGTACGCCTTGGTATGGGCCAGAGAGCACAACAATATTGTTATTTGCAACAACTGTTTCTGTTGACGGTACCAAGTTAATTACATTGTTACCCAAAGATGCAATGTAAACTACATTGACTTCGAATATTTTGCCTCTGACTGTGGGGTCAAAGTCGTTGGCAAATACGATGCGCATACCCTGCTCTAGTTTGACACCATCTACGTGTACACCATAGTTCTGCAACTCGATGGCGTTTCTGCTGTCTGTAATATCAAAGTTAATCAGATCGATGGGAGGAATCGCAACACGACCATAGTTGAATAGTTGTGTGTCTGCTTCAAACTCAATGATCGGACGACTTGCACGTAAGTTTTGATCAAATACTGCTGTTGTATTGTTGTAGGCCGCTGCTGCGTTAATAACGTCAACGTGGAACCAACGATTACTACGAGACCAAGGGTTCAAGTCAATGCTTGAACGGTTGATAGTGATATAATCCTGTGTGCCCAACCCGTTGGCTGCGAATGCTTCTGGATTAATCAATGTTGTCACATCAATCAATCTGATTGATTCGCCCACACCTTCTACATAGTATGTGTTATTTTGATATGCTGCTGGAGTTGCAGTATCGTCAAATGTGATTTTGAGACCATTGGTAAATGTTACACCATTTGGACTTTTGTATCCATTGGCGCCCAAAATAGTGTTTTCAACATCTATTACGCTGTTAGTTGCCACAAGTAAACTGAATGGTCCAACCATTGCTGCGTTAGAGTTATCTTGATAGTAAAGAGTAGTCAAAGGCGCAGTAATATCTGGCATTTGATTGAACAAGTTCAATTGTAAGTAATCAGGAGCAAGATAGTACGTAAACTCTGCACGAGACAGACCGCTACGCACAAACACTTTTTGCAAAGATCCAATCGTAAATGCCTGCAACAATGGATTCAACGTGACGATTGGGTCAGTGTCGTTGCTCAAACTAATTTGCCAAGCGTTTCTGCGATTGATTGTAGGCACAGTTGTGCCGTTCACAGTCCAAGAAGCGTCATCTAGGTCTTTGTTAACAAAGATCAGAGACTTCAAATTGATTTGGTTGATTGCGCTAACGCCGTCAAAGCCGTTTTCACCAGCTGACTTGATGGCACTTAGGCGTTGACCTTGAACTTTATTGTAGCTCAGTGCAGTACTTAGGTCAGCACTACCAGCCAATGCCATACGTACAAAGAAATCTTGTGCTGTTGGTTGTGGAACTTTAAATGTGATTGTACCAACATCTGTACCGTTGTTAGTAACACCCAATACATCACGACTAGAAAGTTTAGTCTGATTGTTTTTTGTACCGCTTGTGCCAGGATCAGTCTGAATCCAAAATGGGTATCCAGGTTGATTGACGATGAACTTGTATGTACCACCGTAGGCAAGTTGAATCTGTGGGTTTTCTACCCCAGCTGCTGTGCTGAACTTGTAGCTTCCAGTCGCAGGATCACGAGTTACTGTAAAAGTTTCTGATGTGGGAATTTCACTAGCATAGACACTAACTGCCTGCGGGCCATTTTCTAGCCAGTAGTACTGGTTGAAGTTAATGAATTTGTCAAAGTCAAACAAACCACCATAGCTATAACTCTCGCCGCTGAACAGGCGTGTTTGATTGTTTGTGAATCCGCCGTAGTGACCGATCTGTTGCAACAAATCAATGTAACTGCTAAAGAAATCTGTGTTACCAGTAATTTTGTTTTTTACAACAATGCTAGGTTCTAGCTGATAGTTTTGACGCAACGCTGTGGGTTCAGGTTGATAGTTGTCTGTACTTTTAAAAGTAGGAGCAAACTTACGACCCACATAACCATTAATATTACGCAGATCAGGTTGTGTTACCAACTGATCTAGCGTAGCATTTAGAAACTTTTGATTGGTCTCAGTTCTAAAGATTTCTGGTAAGAAGTTGCTTGTCTTAATTTGTGCCATATTAAATTACGATTCCCAATCCTGCTAAGGTTTGATTAATTTGTGCTGCTGTAATTGCGCTGATAATCTGTACGTTCTCTGCTGTTGCTGCGCTGACCATGATTTCATCTGGGTTACTATTGATTTGCAATAGACCGCCAAATGCAATATCTGTACTTGATGGAACAATGATAACACTGGCTACGTTTGGAGCTAGTGCATTGTGCAAGTATGTGCTCAATTCACTGAAATAGAATGTATCACCAAAGCTCCAGTTTGCTGTATCAAAGTAGGTATTCAATGCAGAAACGACTCCACTGATAACGTCATTGTCGCTGACGTTGGCATTTGGATTCTTAACTACCTTGAATGTTGCTTGCAGACTTGGATCTGCTTTAGCACCAAACAATGGCTTATATTTGCCAGTGTTGTAGACCAGAGTGTCGCTGATTGCTTTGTAGTTTTCTAGACTTGTTGTGCCAGTACCATACTCTGATTTCAAATCATCGTTGGTTGGCAAACTTGGTTCAGTAACAGTACCAGTTGTGTCTTGAATCCACGCCAAGTAATCCTGACTGTACTGTGTAGTCAAGATGTACAAGTCGATCAAGTTGTTTGGAGCTGGATCGATACGACGGTCGTTTGGACTGCTGTGACGATATTGGAACTGTAAATTCTGACGACCAACTTGTGCAACGTAGTTAGACAACAATGTCAAACTTCTGCTGTTAGTGCTGCTGATTACTAGTTGATAGAAATTGTTTTCGCCGGTAGCGTAGAATACTTGTCCGTTTAAGTACAAGTTCCAGTTAGCAGTGATTGCACTCTGAGTTGCATAGATACTGACCACAGTTGAGTTATCCACTGGCACTGTGGTCAAGAAGTTGTCTGTACCAGTTAGTTCTTGAAAATAGACATACTTGTAGGTTGGGTTCACTGTGGGGTTTACAATGTTTGTAAACAGATCAGGATCATCTGGCACACCGTCATTGTTAGTTTCTGGGAAAGTAACTTTGACCTGAGTGTTATCTACGTAGCCATCCTGATCGATAACTCTGTCATAGATGTACCAAGTTTGATTTTGACCCAGTGGCGCTGCACTGTCAGATTGTGTGTTTGTTTGCAACACTGTGATTTGATCATTGATGGTTAGGCCAGTACTACTGTCAAATGTTTTAACATCTGGATCAAAGTAGAAACGAGTTTCTCTGTTACTTTGGAAGATGTACTCAAGCCCACGCTGTGCAATATTGTAGTTAATACCGTTATAAGTGAGTGCCAGCATCCAGCTGCTGTCAAGTCCAGCACCCGAAGTATCGCCCTGATTAGTTAAACTAAATGCGCCCAAATTCAAGTTCTGTGGCAAGATGATTTGCCAGCTTTGCGTGCTGTTGTTGTAGCCAACCCCAACGTTTTGATAACTTTGTAGCAGTCTAACAAGTTGTGCAACAAATGCGCCAGTTGGCAATGCATTTTTAAACACTGGAATGATACTGGCTACTACTGCACCAGTTGGGATATTCTGACTTAGTTGTGCCTGATAGCCAGCGTTAGCACTGACTACACTGGCCCACAAATATGTCTTTTGATTTGCATATTGTGGAGTTCCAGTTTGAATATTATTCTGTGCGTCAAAGTAGTTACCAGTGCCAGCAGTAAACTTAATCAATGCGCCAGCAGTGATGTATTTTAAGTTCGAGCTTACACCTGTACCAGTTTGCTGTACAACGTTGCTACCATTTACAAAGTAACCAGTGCTGCTGTTGCTAGAGGCGCTGCTCTTGCTCCAAGTAGTACCTGCAGGTGCTGTATAGCGTGGGAAGTTGGCATAGTAATACTGCAACATTGGAGTGCCAGCAACTATGGGAGCAACTGTGTTATAGATTGCCTGATAAACGTCCTGAGCAGAGTTAAAGCTAAATGTAGTAGATACATTTGGTTGTTGTTCGTACAAGATACCATCAGCACAGAAAATGTTTGTGCTGCTATACTTGCCAGTAACGTCAAGCACATCCAAGAATCTACTTGTGCCTGAACTTGTGCGGTTAACTGCTTTGGCTTTTAAGATGCTGCTAAAGTTAGTGTATGGGAAAAGATTGTAATCTTCCCCTGTAACCATACGGTTTTGTGTGTAGTACTGAGCAGGAGCTTTAGCACGAATATCATCAATACTTTCACGAGTTTGTGAGTTTGTAACTGTGTACTGTAGACTTGCAGTTACTGTCAGAGTTTCGACTGTATTGTTTCTGCTGACATAAGCAAACGATAGAACAACGCTTTGCATTTCGTCAGGTGTAATCTTGTATTGCAAGCCATTGCTAGTTCTGTAATACAATCTAAAGATGTTTTGTGGGATGTTGGCAAAGCTACCGTCACCAAACACTAGATCAATCTGATCGTTGGTACGACTGTTGATTTGATATAGGTTACGATTTGTACTTTGATTGTAGATAACGTTAATACCAGCCACAGCAGGCACAGCAGACCAAGCTGTCGCTGGGTTACCGTTTACATCTAGCTGATATAGCCAAACATCGTTGTTGTTGATGTTGTTGTAGTTAACGCTGACTACACGATTTGGCAAACTCTGAGTCAGATTAAAATCTTGTGTAGCCAAGCTGCCCTGTTTGAAGAACAAGAAGTAGCCAGTGTTTACACTGTTTACACCTAAGTTGTCATTTTTATACAAGATGTTGAACTTGCCAGCTGGGATTGGATCTGGTTCATAGATATAATCTTGACCAGAACTAGTTGCACTGACTGCTTCAAATGGCATACTGCTGTTCTCAACAACGGCATTGAATGTCTGTCTTGGAATAACACCAGGGGTTAAGTTGATTGTGTATTCGTCATTTTGAATACCAGCAATTGTTTTACTATTACCTGGTTTGCCAATGGCCTGATTGTTGATAAGGGCAGCGTTCAGTACTGTGGTAAACTGCTCTTGCCAATCAGCATTGGCCATATCATTCCAGTTGATTTGGATGTTGCTTAGATTAAGACCGTTACTGTCAAATACGTTTTCAGTTGTGCTAACGCTGTCAAACTTTAAATATCCGCTTGCACCAATGTTACGTTTAGGGTTGTAACTAATTAGACGAGCAAGTTTAAGAATGCTGTCACGGCGTTCTGCTGTGTCAAAGAAGTTTTCACGGGCATTCATATCCGCGCGGAACGACAAACTCTGACCCAAGAATGCTATAAGATCGATTAAGGCAATGAACTCACTGCTTTCTGTGAAATCGTTGAAATCTTCTGGATAGTAGGTACGCAAGTAATCAATCATGGTCTTGCGTAGAGTTTCAAAGTCGTAACTTTGGAAGTCGGCCTGCTTAAATGTTTGGTAAACCGTTGTCCAGTCTTGGTTTACGAGTAGGTTAGTCTGACGAGTTGTGATTGACATTTAAAATACATCCGTTATGATGTATTTATCAAAATCAAAATGTGCGTAGTTTATTAATATGTGCCGCCAGCACTCAGAGTACTAGAGTTAGAGTCAAATTGCAGACTCATTTTTGACGCCTGATTGGTTGGGATATAGACTAAATCCAGCTCAATTTGTAGCCCATAGTCCTGAGTAATCACTGTGATGTTCTGTAAACCCAATCTAGGATCATAGCCTACAATGCGTTTTACATCATCAACAATCACTTGATTGATATGATCATCCATGGGTTCAAACAACAAGCTCCATATGATGCTACCAAAGTTTGGCTGCATCAGTTTTTCGCCCTTACGTATGCTGAAATGATTCAACAAGTCTTGTTTAACCAAATCAAAATCGTTAGCACGAAACTTCTTGCTGCGATTTACTGTACTGAACCCACGATATAATATTGCCATAGTCTAGTATTTATTGCGATGCATTTGCTAGTTGAATGTGAACTGCGTCAGGTTTAGTAAATGTACCGCCCCAACGTAGACCATAACTTGGCAAATCAACTGTTCTGCTGATCAATGGGCATTGTGAGCTATCGATAGCCACGCCACTGTTATGTGGGCTACCTTTGCCACCCTGACTCAATGGTTTAGCAGGAGTTGTGATGCCGCCCGCTGTTGGGTTGTTTGGTCCGCCACCCGCTGCTAGCCAGCGTTGATAGATTGCATCCTGATCTGCTGGGCTACGATATGCACTGGTGATCGTAACTTTACTACCAGATTTTGCTTTGAAGTCTTTTGCCATTTTTAAGATAGCATCTTTGAATGTACCATTCAACTGATCAAAGTTTGCACGAGTTCCGCTTGCACCGCTGAACACAAACACATCATCTGGGTTAATACCTGTAGTGTTTTCTCCGCTGAGACCAGCAGTTTGTGCTACGCTGCTTACTGCGCCACCTGCTGCTAGAATGTCAATAGCATATCTGCCCTGATTATACATCACAGAACCAGTCAGTGATGGGTCCATCACATTGCTAGAAGATATAGCTGCGTCGCCTTTATCACGCCATTGTTTTGCTGCGGCTGCTGTGCGTAGTTCGTGTACAACAAACATCATACCTGCTGCGGTACAAACATCGTCATCAGATTTAATACCACCGTTGGCAACTAGTGCTGTGTAGCTGGCGGTGAACTCATTGAACTGAATAGTATCTTGTACATTTGGACTGTTAAAGAAGTCGTCTTGACTCTGAATACCGTCACGACCAGTCCAGCTGTTTGTATTGCTCAGAGCAGAGTTGCCGTACTGTTTGACAGCATCTGGTTTAATATAACCAGCATCTGCTAGATATTGTGCGTCTACTGCATACTTACCAATCAGACCACCACCGCCGCTGGTATAGCTGTAGTTGAACTGACTCAAGAAGTAGCCCAACTCTGCCATCATGGCTTTGGCCTGCTGTGTGCTTAGATTTGGAGTAGTTGCTCCAAAATTGTTAGCTGGGGCGTATGTTGTTGTCTTGGCCAAATACTCTGCTGGACAAGTTGGCTGTGCAACTTCTTGTCCACTGGCGTTAGAGATACCAATGTCTGTGGCTGCTGCCCCGCTCAGAACTGGGTTGCCACTGCCATCTTTAATAGCATTACCTGAACCGTCTGTGATAGCACCTGCTGGAGCTGCTGGAGTTTGGCTTTGAACACCAGCATTGGCTAGTGCTTGCTGTATGACCGGCAACCATTTAGCTGCCGCTGCACCTACTGAGGCACAAGTAATGCTACCATCCGCAGCCTGCAAAGATTTATTCTGTGTTGCTTGTTTACTACCAGCTGGGTTAACAATGTAGCTGTCTGGCTTACCAACTGCTGCGGGCCAGTAGATACACAAATACAAGTCTTGTAGTTTAGGAGTAGGAGCTTTTTGATTTAGTCGCTGTGCTTGGAAGAACTTCAAGACCCAGTCCATCTGATCAACTCTGCTCAGTGTTTTTAATGTTGCTGTACTTGTGCCAAGACCTGTAGCAGTCGATGACAAGAATTGAATAAGACCTGTTGCACCAATACTGTTTACTAGTCCAGGGTCAAATGTAGCCCCAGTTTCGTTGGCCATACAAGCCAACAAGTCAATATAATTTGCGTTTATGCTGGTTGCAACACTCTGAACTTTAGCAATAAATGCTTTGTCAGTTGACCACGGAGTTGGAACTCCGTTGACTTTACCCTTATCGTTGCTGTTGCCATTGGCTGCTGGTAAAGTATAACTGCCAGGAACTCCGGCTGTTTTAGGAGCACACACACTGCTGCTTACAGATTTAGTTGTAGGAGCAGGAGTGCCTGTTCTGACCCAGGGTTCGTGACTTGGTAAGATTGTGACAACGCTGTCAACACTTTGTGGCACACTGTACCATAGTTTAGTTGTCTTATCGTCAAATGTTGTATCAGCAAGTTTGTTCTTTTCCAGCGTTGGCATACTGATACTGTTACCACCGCTGCCACCATTGATATCAATAGTACTACCACTTACTGTCATAGCACCACCACTGCTCACTGTTAGTTTACCATCTGCACTCATAACAAGTTGTCCAGAACCAATGCTGGTCTTGTTGCCATAGATCAAGAAACTCTCGCTACCGCCAAGATTGACTGCTGCACTGTTCAAGTTAAATGCAGTTTCACTGACCATATTGATTGTGCCACCGCTTTGAATATTGATATCTTTGTCAGCGTGTAGGTTAAATGTGCCTTCTGCTCTGACACTATAGTCGCCAGCAGTATACATTTTGATACCAGTCTCGTCAATCTCTGCCCAGCTTGTGCCATCTTTGTGAGCAATGTAAATTGTAGACTTGTCATCGTTCATCAAAATCTGATGACCGTTGGCAGTGCGTAAACGAATCAGTTGATCTACTCCGTTTATGTCACCGTCATCCATAACAAAGCTGTGACCACCTTTTCTGGTAGGCACTGCATATTGATCTTCTGGGATATTACCCGCTGCTACTTTGGCAGCATAGCCTGGATCATCTGCTGGGTCTTTGGTCAGAGCACGACCCGGAGTCGATATACCAAACACGTGGCTAGGTGTTTCACGCTGTGCGCTACTGCTGATTGCTCCACGAGTAGGATCTCGGTCTAGACCCTGCTTGAATAAGATGTTGGCCTGAAACTCGTGTATGGGTTTGTTGTTGTTAAAGAATGTGCTGTTGATATTACTTTCAACATTTTCATTAAATTCTGCAACAGGCAAGACCTGAGGAGGCACATTGGTATCTGGCAATATGCTGGGTTTTATATCTGCGCTGACCGTGGTCTTGTCTACATTGGCGGCACTGGCGCCCACTGCTGGCAGCATCCAGTTGCTCAGATTAGCTGGCGCACAGGCAAACCAAAAGCCTTTTTCTGGGTCACCGTTTACAAAAGTACATAGAACTTGACTGCCAATGTCAGGAGTAACCATCCACATACCATATGTGTGTTGTACACCAGTGAATGTATTGTTCTGACTAGACTGTGGTTGATATGTAGAGCCAAGATATGGGCTTGCGTAGTTTACTGTTCTCCAGAATAAGGGATTTTTCTGATCTCCGCCAAACTCTGGAATCCAAACACGCAATCTACCGTCACGAGCTGGACTCAGATTGTCCACAACTATGCCCAACTGCGTCGCTGTCTCATATCTGTATCCAGGTACCGCATCTCTGTTATAGAACTTTGACGGTTTTGAACCTTGAACTTTATCCTGTGCCATTTATTATCCCGTTGTTATGCCAATATTGGCGCATCTTGAATTGGTACTATGCTGCCATCACTGCTTGTTGCCTGATCTAGTGTAAGCGTCTCACCAGCTGTAACTACATCTGACAAATCTTGTTCTTCGGTAGTGGGTGCTTCGTAGTCATAGGCAGCATCTAGATCAGATCCTTGAGTTGTTATTACCGCCGTTGACTGCGGAGGTTCGTAATCATAGGCAGCGTCTAGATCAGCCCCAGTTGCAGTGACTGCTGCTGGTGCCGGTTGATCTGGAGTTTCTGTTGTAGTTGCTGGTTCTTGACCAGCAAACAAGTTAACCCCGCCTTCACTGCGTTGTGTATCAATAGGATCACTCTGAGTAGTAGCGCTTGCGTTGGGTGAATCTTGTTCTGGTGAACGAATCATATTCAGAGTCTGAGTAAACTTACCGCCCCTAAATTCGCTGTCTACAGTAAGAACTCTGTAATATCCGCTGAACTCGCTGACCTGATACTTGTTAGTGCTTTTCAAATCATACATACCAGTCTCGTCATTGAAGTCCTTGGGAGTTCTAAATGTGACATAGCAATAAATCTCACCGTCATCCATATTCAGACTTTGAACTTTGTCAGAGACAAATAAACTGGGTGCGTCTGAAATTGCATTGTTTGCAATTGGGGGAGGTGCCATAAACAAATCGTCTTGCTTGATAAAATGCGGATCTCCTATGATCTGCAATTTCAAGTTAATCATATCGCCGCTGGCGCTAGTGTACACACTTTGCAGCGCACTCTGTGCATTTTGTGTTTCGTTTCTGTTGTTAGAACCACCCACACCAGTCTGCATAGTGCTACCAGTATTCTGTTGTTGTGTGGGCCCAATAGTTTTCTTGTTGCTGTTATTCTGTGGTGCGTCACTATCGCTGGTCTCGGGGTTGGCCTGCGGACCAGCAGTCTCTACGGTATTGCCTCTGTCAACCTGAGATGCAGTAAAGTATAAAGCGTTGAAATCAATGTCAAAGTTGATAATGGCATTGTTTTTACCAGTGTAAAAATAGTCATAGCGTTTTGCTGGCTTTGGAGGCGGACTCTTTGGTAGTCGTTTATCACGTTGTTGATAGACTTCATATTGTCTGATATAGAAAGTGATGTTTCTGCCCCAAACATTACGAGCAGTATCAAACTCACCCAACTTTAATTTAGGTACAATCTTCCATACTTTCAATGTCTTTGCTTGCTCTTGTGTAGCACTATCGCTGGTTGTATTGTTTTCAACCTGTGTCTTGCCCTCTTGAGTTGAGTCCTTGACTTGATTCAAGAAGAATTCGCTGTTTGGAATAATAGCGTTAATAATTTCATTCACCGAAGTACCAGCTTCAAAACTATGCACCACAGTGTTTGTATTCACTGCTACAGCATCTTGCCCTTGAGCGCCCGCTGCTGCCTGTTGTGCTGCTAGATTACCGGTTCGTTTTACTGTGTTCTTTTTTGGATCAACAATTTTTGAATTTGCAATTGCTGGGTCTATGTCAAATGCAATAGTGTCAGCATACTTGGAATCTTTTGTTTTTGTTGTTGCAATGTTCCAAGCGTTGTATGCTGCTGTAAAGCTGGTCGTTTTAAACGGCCCAGGAGTAGTTGCATCTGGTACAGAATCTACCCCTTCTTGATTGCCAGAGGTACTACCCAACAAACGAGGGTCTTTATACCCAGGAGTTCCTTGTCCACCACCTGCACCACGCTCACCTGATTGATAAGCATATTTTTCTGAGTTCTGTCTGTAGCTGTCAACATCTGTTGCAACTTGAGGGTCGCTAGAATTAGCAAAGAAATCATTAACTGTGGTCGCAGTTATTTCCATTCTGGTCTTCAATGCCTGAATAGACTCTAAGTTTGCACCGTGATTGAATGGTACTGCCTGTATCGTGTACTCAGAACCCTTCACACTGGCTTTTATTTTAAAGTTCAAGAGTTTGATTGGGAAACTTTTGGTCTGACTGGTTATCTTTTGCAAATTACCTGCATCGTCTGCACCAAAGAATTCAAGTACTAACAAATAAGGAATATCCAAATAGTTCTGTGCAGTCAGTTCATTTAAAGAAATATCCATGATACGATCAAGCAGTGTCATACCAAAAGGTTCAATGATGGTGAACTCCATATTGATGGCATTAGTGCCACGAGAACCAGCACTCATACCTATCACTGTTGAAACTTTGAAACTATCAAAATAAAAATCTTCTTTGAAATGCGAATCACGAACATCCTGATATCTGCCAGCGCTGCTGATCAATGCCTTTGACGGAGTAAAGTTTTCTGGATCATCAACTAAATTATTGTAGTCTTGTTTAGTTAAAGCAAATAGCGTAAGTCCGTAGGTATAACTTGCGTAAGCATCCAATGGATTTGCGGCAGGGTCCGCAGCCGTAGTCTTGTTGCTACCCACTTGAAGATTTTTAACAACCGCAGGGGCTTGCCCAGCAAACAAGTTTGTACCAACTTCTGGCTCAACATCTGTGGGCACATCTGCTGGAACTTCATCGTATCTTTCTTCTGCATCTAAACGACTTTGTTCAAATGGATCTTCGTCTTGTACAGTGTCGGCTTGATTTTCTTCCTCATCAGTAGACAAGGGTTCTTCATCTGGTTGATCTGGATCTTCTGCTAAATTATCTTCTGGATCGACTGTGATGTTAGCTTGTTGATTATTGAATTTATTAGCAATACCAGTAAGTGTATCTCCAGGGACAACTGTGTAAGTAGATCCGTCGGGCAAAAATACACCCTGACCAGGATAGATCAAGTTAGGATTTGCAATCTGCGGGTTCAGTCCCGCTAAATCTTGCCAAGTTGTTGCCATTTTATAGTCCCAAGTTACTTACTAGAGTAGTTTTCTTGGGTATCATAATAGTGACCCCAGATTTAAAATCGAATATAGGATCGTCTATGGCGTTTGGGTTACGTGCTCTGAACACCCACCACAACGCACTGTCACCATACAAGTCAAAGGCCAGCAAGTCTGGACGAAATTGATAAATCTTGTCAATAGTATAGACCACATCGTCTGGTTGTTTTTCAATGGGTCTGTTGACTAGAACGTCAAGATACTTGTTGGCAAAAGTGTTGGTCTTGAAATAAGGACTTGCCTTAGAATACTGTGCTGTCATAGGAATCCACCATTACCCTTCAATAAATGTCCTTGACTGAATGCTGTAAGTGACATATTGTTTGCGATATTTTTTCTACTGTAGATAGGTTGAACTGTTACAGTGATCTGACTGGTTGTTGGTAATCTTGCTACTTGTTGATTTGCACTGCTGATTGTAGGCCCAGAGCCGTCGCTATACTTGACTTCAACGTAGTCAACTTCTGCTGGCATAGTGTGCTGAAAACTTGTCACAATACAGGTTACGTGTGGGAAATAGAAATCACCATACCCGTCAAGATAAACGATCGGAGGAGGATTACCTGCATCAGCATCGCTGCCCCAGAACATCTTGGTACAGCTACGCAAGAAAAATATGCTGGCCAGCAAGTAGATTGCGTCATCGTGATTTTGAACAGTGAAATCACCCTGTATTTGAATAGCAGATACATCGCTGCCTTCATAGAAATAGTTTTTGTAGTTGTTGTGTGTCAGTGCTTGTTCTTGATATCTGGCTGTATGCGTAACACTGATACTGGGAGTATATGGGAACACAAGACCGCTAGGTCTGCCAGGCTGTGAAAGCACCGATAACAGTGCATTGCTTGTCAATAATGGGCTTGATGGTGGTAGACTTAATCTAACTCGCCAATCTGATTTTAGTGGATTGTTTGGATCTGTAGCATTGACAATATTAACTGTTGGGCTACTCGCACGATTAAACAGCGAGCTAAGTCCCCCGTCCAGCAAACCAGAAATTTGTTTTCTGATATTTGATGGGTCAATGAGGTTCAGCGCATTGTTCAACGCTCCGGTCTGCTGTCCGTTGTTTGGACTTGACTGAGTTTGTCCAGCTGATGGTAATAATGCCATAAGTAAATATATCCCGTTTCTTGTATTTATGAATAGAAATAAAGTGCTTACTTAATAAAAAAGCCTTGACATTTTTGTATTCATTTGCTATTATTACTTTAGTTTTAGGAGACCGAAAATTAAAACCAACTATCTCAACAACAAGGATATTCTTAAAGAAATCCACAAGAGCAAGACTACTTACTGTTGTTTCACACAGCCCGAATACGCTGACTACGATATGATTTTGCCAGATTACAGCAAAATCAACAAGAAAAATACACTGGAAGCACGCAAGTTGCGTGCAGAACGTTTGGCAAAAATTGCACACGAAGCAGCAACTGCTGATGGAACCAAGCGTAAGTTGGATGAATTTGAAGTCAAACTCAAAGACGTTAAAGACACTGACGTAGTTTTCCGTGTAATGACTTGGGACCATATTCCCCTAGATGATGCCAAGACCAAGAAAGCCCGTATGGCTGCACTAGAGATCGAAGATGAAAACGATCCCTTGATTGAAGGATTTGACGAGAACGACACTGAACATAACAAGTACGTTAAAGTCAATTTTCCTCCATTCCAGCATTTCAAACTAGACGAAAATGGTGAACCCTACTGTGTGGGTAAGTCACACTGGAGAGGCGATTTGGACTCTGGCGAATTCAGTAAGGATCACGGTAAGATGACCAAAACTCTGGCCAATATGTATATCAAACTATGTGAACGATATGGTACACGTAGCAATTGGCGCGGATACACTTACAATGATGAGATGAGAGCACAGGCTCTACTTCAACTGACTTATATTGGATTACGCTTTGATGAATCAAAATCGCAGAACCCTTTTGCTTATTATACTGCCGCTGTTACTAATAGCTTTACTCGTGTTCTAAACATTGAGAAACGCAACCAGAACATTCGTGACGATATTTTGGAGATGAATGGTCTGAACCCAAGTTATACCAGACAGGGTATGGGTAGTAGCTATGCTGGTAGCACAGAATCGAGTTATGACGACTGATCAAGTCAGACAGTTATTTGAGAAAAAATATACGGTTGGTGCTTTTATCTTTATCGAAGATTTAGAGCACCAACCTTCGTCATTGATACCATACTTAAAGGCAGAACAAGCAATGGCCAGAGCTTCTGTGACTTTATACGGCATAAAGACCTGATACGCAACACCAACTTCCTGGACACTCATAGAGAAATCGGTGAGGCTATGGGTTACATTTACAAACACAATCTGTTATAATCAAACAATGTCTAACCTATTCAAAAAAGCAGCGCTATTCACAGATATTCACTTTGGCCTAAAGTCAAACAGTCAACTACACAATGAAGATTGTTTGAACTTTGTCAAGTGGGCAACAGCCAAAGCCAAAGCAGAGGGCTGCGAAACTTGTATGTTCTTGGGCGACTGGCACAACAATCGTGCCAGCATCAACATCTTGACTTTGGGCTACAGTCTCAGAGCATTGGAGCACTTAAATGAAAATTTTGATCGGGTCTATTTCATTCCTGGCAATCATGATCTATATTATCGTGATAAGCGGGATGTCCAAAGTGTTGAGTGGGCCAAGCACCTCCCTAATATACAGATATGCAACGACTGGTTTAGTGACGGCGATGTGGTTATCGCTCCTTGGCTTTGTGCTGACGATCATAAACGTTTACATAAGCTAAAAGGTCAGTACATCTTTGGTCACTTCGAGTTGCCAGGCTACTTGATGAATGCAATGGTAGCAATGCCAGATCACGGGGAATTCCGCACTGACGACCTAAGTCATTTCGGACACGTGTTCAGTGGACATTTTCACAAACGTCAGACCAGAAAGAATGTGACTTATATTGGTAACGCTTTCCCACACAACTATGCTGATGCAGGAGATGATGAGCGTGGTCTTACTATCTTAGAGTGGGGCAAAGAACCAGAGTATCATGCTTGGCCAGATCAGCCCAAGTATCGTGTGTTCAATCTGAGTGATATCGTTACGCATACTGAAAAAATGTTGCATCCCGGAATGCACGTTCGTGTGAACTTGGATGTAGATATCAGTTATGAAGAATCGTCTTATATCAAAGAAAAGTTCACATCTGAATATGGGCTACGAGAACTTACCATAATCCCAGCCAAGACTACCGATCTTACTGATTATCAAATACAGGGCAACATTGAATTTGAAAGCGTGGATCAGATTGTTACTGGTCAGCTTACCAATATTGAAAGCGATAAATTCAACAAAGCTCTACTCTTGGACATTTATCAAAATCTATGATCTTGGGCTGCGTGGATATCAGCATTGACTCCAAAGAGTTGTATGAACAATTACTAGAACTGCATCGTACAGAGTTTGGCGCAGAAGACGTTATCATACTTGAGTACAATGCCGATGAGTTTGACTACGAGGGCAAGCCAGGTAAACGTTTAACCAAAGCGATAGAATTTCTGAACAAGATAGACATACCTCTATTTTTTGTGCAGATTAGCACAGAGTATGAGAATATCGTCGGCGACCTGTCACAGTTAAACGCAGAAATAAAGACAATAAAAAGCAATGTTGCGTTTAACTATCAGTCTGCAACTGCCAGAAATAGCTTTTGTATTCTACCTTGGATTCACTTGTATGTGGGACCAGATGGTAACGTATTGCCTTGTTGTATAGCAGATATCACAGAACCAATTGGCAATATAGATACAGCATCTGTACAGTCTATCATAAGCTCTGACCGTGCGGTACAGCTTAGAAAAAATATGCTCAGTGGCAAAAAATGCTCAGAGTGCAAGAGTTGCTATGTCAGAGAAGATGCTGGGTTGCCCAGTGCCAGAATTCGTGCTAATACTCTTTGGGCAAAATACTTTACTATAGCCAATGATGCTGAGATAAGAAATTTTAGTCCAAAATATTTGGACATACGAATCAGCAACTTGTGTAATTTAAAATGCAGAATGTGTAGCGACTATTATAGTAGCAGCATAGCACAAGAAAACAAACAAATATATGGGCAGTCAAACAAGATCATAAAGATAGAAAAGACTGCTGCACTAGAAAATATTAGACCATACTTAGAATCTGCTGAAAAGATTTATTTTGCTGGTGGCGAACCATTGCTAATGGCTGAACATTATGCCATTCTGGATACACTGATCGAATTAGGTAATACAGACTTGGAAATTGTTTATACCACAAACTTTACTAATCTAGAATTTAAAAATCGCAGTGTACTAGAATTGTGGCATAAGTTTAGCAACGTTACAGTGGGCGCAAGTCTGGATGCAGAAGGCACGGCAGCAGAATATCTTAGACACGGTACGGTATGGACAGACATAGAACATAATCGTAGACAACTCAGTGAGCTATGCCCGCAGGTTGGATTTACAGTCAACTCCATAGTTCATATGCTCAACGTTGAAAGTTTAATTGAGTTACAACGCAATTGGGCAGATGTTAGATTTACTATGATTCCCTTGATTAGTCCAGATCATATGAGTTTGACTGCTCTGCCAGAGCATCACAAAAATAGATTGGCATCACTGATTGATAATCATATCAGTTGGTTAAAGGTACAGGGTGCCATTTTACTTGCAGATGAATGGCGAGAAACTGTAAAATACATGTTCAGTTCCAACTCTAGTCATTTGTTAAAAGAATTCCAAAGAGTCACCGCTGAATTAGATGATCGTAGAAAAGAATCATTCATTACAGTATTTCCACAATACAAAGACCTATTAGATGTTTAAAATAAAAGACCTTACAGTTAAAAACTTTATGAGCGTGGGTAACGCCACACAGGCTATCAACTTTGACCGAGACGATCTAACACTGGTACTGGGTGAAAACCTAGACTTGGGTGGGGATGACAGCGGGGCACGTAACGGAACTGGTAAGACTACGATTATCAATGCCCTAAGCTATGGCTTGTTTGGCAATGCGCTGACCAACATCAAGAAAGATAACTTGATTAACAAGACCAACGGCAAGGGTATGATGGTCACAATTGAGTTTGAATGCAATGGGGTCGAATACAAGATTGAACGTGGTCGTAAACCAGGTGTACTCAAGTTCTTTGTAGACAACCAAGAACGAGAAATAACAGACGAAGCTCAGGGTGATAGTCGTGAGACTCAGGCAGAGATTGAACGTATGCTGGGTATGAGTCACGAAATGTTCAAACACATTGTGGCTCTGAATACCTACACAGAACCATTCCTGAGTTTAAAAGCCAATGATCAGCGAGTAATGATCGAACAGTTGTTGGGTATCACACTACTCAGTGAAAAAGCAGACAGACTCAAAGAGCAGATTAAAGATACCAAAGACTTGATTACCAAAGAAGAATTCCGTATCAAGGCTGTGGGTGATGCTAACAAACGTATACAGGATCAAATCGATGCACTCTTACGACGCCAGAATTTATGGAACAGCAAAAAGACAAACGATGTTGCAGCGTTGCAGACAGCTTATGATGAACTTGCTAAACTCGACATTGAAGCCGAGCTTCAAGCCCACAAAGCATTGACAGATTACAATGCCAAACGCAAAGCAATCAATGATCTTAACGGTTGGATCAAACGTTGTGAACTTGACGAGAAGCGTGAGCAAAAAGAAATTGATAAGCTCAAGAACGATATTGCAGCCTTAGAAAATCATACTTGTCACAGTTGTGGGCAAGCCTTCCACGATGACAAACAAGAACAGTTGCTGGAAGAAAAACGTCGAGCACTACAGGAAACAGCCCTGCAAGCACTAGCAACCAACACACAGTTAATGGAACATCAGGATGCACTAGCTGCATTGGGCGAATTAGGCACTGTACCCAAAGTCTTCTACGACAACGAAAGCGATGCGTTTGAACATCGTAGTAGTATGGGTGCGCTGTTGGCTCAGCTTACTGCAAAACAAAATGAATCTGATCCCTATGTTGAACAGATCCGAGAAATGCAAGAACAGGCTCTGGAAGAAATTACCTATGACACAATGAATGCTTTGGATGATCTTAAAAATCACCAGGAATTCTTGTTGAAACTACTGACAAACAAAGATAGTTTTATTCGTAAGCGTATCATTGATCAGAACTTGAGCTATCTAAATGCTCGATTAGGACAATACTTAGATCGCATTGGCTTGCCGCATACTGTAAAATTCAACAACGACTTAACTGTAAGTATTACAGAACTAGGACGTGATCTAGACTTTGACAACTTGAGTCGTGGTGAGCGCAACAGATTGATCCTGTCACTGAGCTGGGCCTTCCGAGATGTTTGGGAAAGTCTGTATCAGCCCATCAACTTGCTGTTTATTGACGAGTTGGTTGATTCGGGTATGGATAGTTCTGGAGTAGAAAATGCTTTGGCTATTCTGAAAAAGATGAGCAGAGACAATCGCAAAAGTATTTGGTTAGTCAGTCACAAAGACGAACTAGCTGGGCGGGTAAATAACACGCTAAAAGTTGTTAAGGAAAGCGGCTATACTACGTACAATACAGACGTAGACATAGTTTAACTAATATTTTTATCATGGCACATTGAAAACTAAGTAGTTGATGACATGGATATTTCAAGGAAACCCAGTGGAAACTCTTCCCGATGACTGCGTGGGTTTCGTCTATCTCATCACAAATAATCTATCTGGCAAAAAGTACATAGGCAAAAAACTAGCGAAATTCGCAAAAACCACTTATAAAACAGTAAAACTCAAGAACGGCAAAAAGAAAAAGCAAAAGATTCGAAGCAAAATCGACTCTGATTGGCAAACCTATTATGGCTCAAACGATCAACTAAACAAAGACGTTCAAACTCACGGCACCGAAAACTTTACCAGAGAAATACTTTATATTTGTAAATCAAAGGCAGAATGTAGCTACATTGAAGCCCGAGAACAATTTACACACAGAGTATTAGAATCAACAGATTATTATAACGGACAAATCTCAGTCCGTGTTCATGGCTCACACATTTTAAACAAACTCAATGGATTATAATCCTGAAGTAGAGAAATTTGTAGATTTTGTAGATTTTACCAAAGACGATCCCTGTATATGGGTTGTTTTCACTGCTGGCGCAGCAGGAGATTTGATAGCTTCTATGATTTCATTACATTATGCTAAACCCGCAGCAAGATTCTTGGGTATAGCAGATAATGGACAAGTCATATTTCGGGATTCAAATAGTAAAAAACTTAACAACGACAAACGTTTAGAACTAGTAGTAGAGAACATAAACAAAACTTTATCCAACGAATACAATAGCAACTACAGCAAAATCGATCAAATCATACTTTCAAATCACAATCATGGCATAATTGAAGTCACTAAAATTTTAGAAAATTTCTCTCAGGCAAAAATCATAAGAATCACTCCGGCAAACTCTTACGAAAACGATATAGTAAATTGGTTATCAAATTTAAAAAATAAAAATCAATTGACTGATTTTGTTGTAACAAACAAAGCGTACTCGTATAATCACATAGAACATCCCAGTGTATTAAATCTAACTCTATCTGACATTATTAATCAAGACAAATTTGAACAAACTTATCAGCGAATTACAGAACACTTAAACTTAAAATACAAATTAATCAGATACGACCTCATAAACTATTGGCTCTCTAAACAGCATCCTAACATAATCCCCGATTTAAAAAAATTGTAATACAGTACGGCTCGCACAGGCTAACTCCGTGTGCCCACGATAAGAGGATCTAGGATCACTCGGACGGAAATCTCTTTGCTGTAAAGAGTGCTCAACCACTACCCAGTTGGATGAAGATCGCTTGTAAGACCTGCGATTTGGTTGTTTGAATAGGATGTAATATAGGCAAAAAGACGTAGCAGCGATGCTACACGTTCATATAGTATGTTAGCGTATATTATATGAATCGCCGTTGATAAGACGGAGCTCGAGGTACCGGTCAACCGCCTCTGTAATTGCTCTAACGCTAGGTGATGTGCTACTCAGATGAAAGCAACTCTTTCCTTTTGTCCCGGGTAACCGGGCAAAGTGTGACGATTAATCTAGATGAACAGTAATGTCGCTTCGCTCCCCTTGATTATATTCCTTCAATAAATTAAAAATAATATTGATGAGCGCAAGCGAATCAATGGATGTGCGTAGCACATCTTAGAAGAATGGAAGTCCTGACTTCTTAGTAGCTTCCATATTGCTCTTAACTATATCCCCGATGATGTTTCTTTCTTCTAAACTTAGCATCATTGCCTCGTCATAGGTCACACCACCACGCATATACCAGCACAAAGATAGAGTTTCTTGTTTAAGGGCTTTTGCCGATGATTCTAGTTCTTCAATGAAACTGATAATCTCAGCTTCATCCATCCGCAAAAGCCTTAACCGAAAAAATTGCTATGGTCGAATGTCAGCTCAGTGCTAAATTGTTTTTGGCATTCTTCATTATCGCATTTAAGTTGTAGGGGTTGGATCTTAAAAGTATCTGTTAGTTCTTGTACAGATGATTTGATACTTTCATATATCTGACGACTACAACTATCCAAGAACTCAGCAATCATTGCAGGGTCTGTGACAACTACACCTTCTTCTGTGGTAACACTGGCAATGCTGTCTACTACAGTATCGATATTCAACTGTCGTATCTTTTCAAATCCCTTTTTGAATTCTAGCATCTTTTGTTCTTCGCTCAGGGTCTCATTCTTGACAACGTTTTGTATTAGCTTGTCTTGTTCAAATGTAATCATACCCATCTTGTTGATGTTTCTGTACTTTTGTGGTTTGAACTTGAACACTAGATTATCAAACGTAAACGGTCTGTTGTAATCTGCTTTACCAACACTGTCTAGAACCATGTTTAAGTCTATTGAGTAATCGCTTTCTGTCTTGCAGTGCGTACAAGTAGCGCTGAAATCCATGACTTTCCCATAACTTGCCAATCTGATGGCAATGAATATAGGGTCAAGATCCACAGCAGGAATCTCCCAAGGGTCCTTGATTCCAGGGCAGCAACTGCGAATAACATCAATAACTGCTTGACCGTTCAATAAAGCATCTGGTGTCTTCAAGGCCAACTCATCTTTGACTGTCATTGGGTAAACGGGTATAGTCCCAGTGGCAGATAGTTCCACTGTGCCCTCAGGGTAAAACACTCCTCTGCTGGGTAGACTAAGATACAGTGCGGGTTGGCGGAAATGCTTGGCTAATGGATTAGCTTGGTTAACCATGGTTCGAACTCCAATAAATAGATGTAGTAATACAATATTTATAGCGACACAATATGGCAAGTTCAGTAAAGGTCAACATTCCCGGAGTGGGCACAGTAGAAGCAGAAAATGCAGCTAGTGAAGCCACGCTCTTGGCAATCTTAGCAGCAATGCAGAAAAGCGAAGGCACTAAGAGAAAAGAAGAAAAGGCACGTTCTGCTGAACTCAAGAAGCAAGAAGCAGAAGCACAAAAAGCTGCAAAAGAGTGGGAAAAGTCTTTAGAAGGACTCACTGCGTCTGAGAGAAAGGCCGCTGAGGATAAGAAAAAGCGTGAAAAAGAACGCACTGAGATGTGGGACAAGACCAAAACTGGTATGGGTGCCGCAGGCAAAGAGATATTTGGTGCGTTTGGTAGTATTGCAAAAAGTGCTGTCAGTGTAGCTACTGCATTCTTAACATCATACGATGACATTGCCAACAATCCTATTGCTGCTGGTGCCGCTGTATTAAATGCTGGGATTGACGCAGGTAACACAGCAGTTCACGGTGTAGCCAATGCTGCTGCTGGACTTGCTAATGCATTCGGTCCTGTTGCAGGCGCATTTGTCGGTGGGCTAGCCAGTCTGGTCACTGGTATCAGTGACGCTGCGGCTGCTATCCTAAAAGCCACAAACGAAGTTATGGCAAAAGAATTTCAGAAGTCTACACAGGCTCTGAAAGATTATACCAAACAGGGTGCTAGTTTTGCTGGTGGTATGGCAGAGATGCGTAATCTTGCCAATGACGCTGGTCTAAGTCTTACCACCTTATCTAAGGCATCATCAACATCAAGTGAATCGTTGAGACAAGCAGGATTTTCACAGGGTGAGGGTACTGCAATGCTGGCAAAGGGGTTTGCGGCAGCTACCAAAACTATTGGTAAAAGCGGTGCAAGTCTGAGTAACGAAATGTTGGCTTTGGGTTACAGCTATGAAGACCAAATGGCTATTCAGGCTGATTATATGTCTCAGCTAAAACGTACTGGGGTAGATTTAAAGAATCTTTCTCCCACAGAGCTTGCCCAAGGTACTCGTGAATATGCTAAGAATTTAAAAGTTATCAGTGACATTACTGGTCAAGATGCTAAAAAACTCATGGACAAAGCTGCGGCTGAAACACAACGAGCAAGTTTGATGAGTGATTTGGATGCAAAACAAAAGACTGCGTATCAGGCTAGCTTTGCTGCGCTAGAGAAAATGGGCCCAGACGCTGACAAAGCACGACAAGCGTTGTATCAGATTATGAAAACTGGTACTACTAACGTTGTTGGATATACTTCGGGTCCTGCTCGTAAGATGATTGAAGACATGGCCAAAGGTGTCAAGTCTGGTACTATGGACTTTAAAGGTGCTATTGGTACAATGGCTAGCGCTTCAAAAGAAGCCGCCGCAGCAAACAAAGGATCTGTTGGGGCTGCTACTGACTTTGCAAAAGGTATGGGTGCAACGGGTGAAGCTATTGACGCATTCTCTCAAACTCAAAACTCTATGCTATCGTTGAGTACTCAAAATTTAGGTGAGATGGTAGACAGCAGCAGTAAGAGCGCAGATGCACAGGCTAATCTTGCTGGCAAAACTGGTAGTACAGAACAAAGTTTTGCCAACATCACAGCACAATCTCAAAAAGCAGCGGCTGCGATGGAGCAGTTTACGGGTAGTCATTTAGATACCTATGCAAAACTATTGGCAGACACATTCCAAAAAGCAGCAGAAGAAGTCCAAAAGGGTGTCAAGATAGCCAATATGACTACCAAAGAGAAAGCAATTGGTGCAGGTGAACAGGCGCTTGGTTACGGTGCAGCAGGTGCAGGTGCAGGTGCTCTTGTCGGTAGTGTTGTGCCAATTGTGGGTACTGCTCTTGGTGCTGCACTGGGTGGTATTGGTGGCGCAATCTACGGTGGATTTAAGGGTTGGTCTGGTATGGCTGACGGGGGATGGGCTTCAGGTGACCCATCGGGATTCTTAGAGAAACTACACGGTACTGAACTTGTCATTCCAACAACTGGAGGTATGCTAGACACTAATAGCACTGGATATACCGAATTGGTTAAAGCTGTTGGCGGAACTCCTGCGTCAGGAGCAGGTGGTGGTAGCGAAGAATTGATGCAAAAAATTGATCAATTGATTACAGTATTGGGAGCACAGACTGGTGCAACAGTAGTAGCACAGTCTGATAAGGGCGATATGATTGCAAACGCATTCAATGGTCTACAAGATATGATGGCCAAGCATCTAGATATAAGCTCAGAAATGGCTGTCCACGCTAAAGACAACAAAGACCTAATGCAGAAACTTCTTAATGTAAGTATGTAATCTATAAATATAGCATTACAGGGATATATTCATGGCCGGATGGAAAAAGTATTTTAAGACCAGCAACTTTCAGGGTTCAGTAAGCCCGATTGGCAGCGGGTCACAGACAGTAAACCCAGCGTATCGTGCCACAGCCAGCACACTACCTGAAGTTTATATCGGACACCCAAACCGTATTGAACGTTATAATCAGTACGAACAAATGGACATGGACAGCGAAGTTAACGCTGCCCTAGACATTCTTGCTGAGTTCAGCACACAGAAGAATACAGAGAACGTCAGTGCATTTGATCTGCACTTCCACGAAAAACCCACAGACAACGAAGTCAAAATCATCAAAGAACAGCTACAACAGTGGATTACTTTGAATGAATTTAACAAGCGTATCTTTAAAATTTTCCGCAATACTATCAAGTATGGCGATCAAGTTTTCATCAGAGACCCAGAGACATTCAAGTTATTTTGGGTTGAAATGTCAAAAGTTACCAAAGTTATTGTTAACGAGAGTGATGGCAAAAAGCCAGAACAATACGTTGTCAAAGACATTAACCCTAACTTTCAAAACTTGACTGTGACTGCGGTTAGTACGTCAGACACATTCACTAATCACCCACAAGTAGGTGGCCCAAGCGGTAGTTATGTTCAACCTCGCAGCCCTTACAGTGGTGGTTCAAGATTTAGTCACGCACAAAACGAAGCAGTGGTCAACGCTGAACACGTTGTACACTTAAGTTTAACTGAAGGTCTTGATATATTCTGGCCTTTTGGTAACTCAGTACTAGAAAACATCTTTAAAGTTTTCAAACAAAAAGAATTGCTTGAAGATTCGATCATTATCTATCGTGTGCAACGTGCGCCAGAACGCCGTATGTTCAAGATTGACGTGGGTAATATGCCAACACATATGGCTATGGCCTTTATTGAACGTATTAAAAACGAAATCAATCAACGCAGAATCCCAACACAATCAGCAAGTGGTCAGAATATGATGGATGCTACATACAATCCATTGCAGACTAACGAAGACTTCTTCTTTCCACAGACTGCTGACGGACGTGGAAGTAGTGTTGAAATCTTGCCCGGTGGTCAAAACTTAGGTGAGATCACAGACTTGAAGTTCTTTACTAACAAACTATTCCGTGGTCTACGTATTCCTGCAAGTTACTTGCCAACTGGTATTGACGATGGTTCACAGACTATCAGCGATGGTAAAGTTGGTACAGCCCTGATTCAGGAATGGCGTTTCAATCAGTATTGTAAGCGCTTACAGGGTATGGTCATTGACAAGCTGGATCAAGAGTTTAAGATGTTTATGCGCTGGAGAGGCATCAACATTGACGGACAGATTTTTGATCTACAGTTCAATGAGCCACAGAACTTTGCGCAGTATCGTCAGGCAGATATTGACGGTGCCAAGATTGGGACATTCACACAGTTAGAGCAATATCCATACTTCTCAAAACGTTTCTTGATGAAGCGTTATTTGGGCTTAAGTGAGATGGAGATGAGCGAAAACGAGATTATGTGGGCCGAAGAAAAAGGCAAAGCAGAAAGCGCAGATGCTGGTCAAGCCAACTTGCGTAACGTTGGTGTTACTCCTGGCGGTCTTGCAAGTGATCTTGAAAACGTTACTCCCGAAGCTGGCGCACAACCAGCTGGCGGTGCATTAGATCAGGGTGCAGAAGCTGGCGCAGCTCCTGCTGCAGGCGCTCCCGCAGCAAGCCCACCCGGTGTAATGTAACCAAAGATATAAATAACAGTATGTTTATATCAGATTTATTTGAATCACCAGAGCCTGCAAAGCCAGGCTATCAGAGTGAACAAGATGATAACAGCGTAATGAAACTCAGTGATTTACGCAAGACTCGTCTTACTCTAGCACATCTAAACCGTCTACGTATGGCTAACGATGTGCGTAAATTTGAATTCGAAACCAAGATGAAAGATATCAAGGATCAGTACGGTGCCAGTGCTGAACCAGTTGCGGGGCCAGGTGGTATCTGATTTATCTTGGAAAAATCCTCAAAAAACACGCATAAAACCCCCAAATCTGCGTAGTTATCTAAATAAATTATACAAAGCCAAACAAAAGGAGTTCCTTAAATGAACAAGTATGAACAACTCATTGAGAGCATTCTTAATGAAGACGAACAAGCAGCACGTGCTTTATTCCACGATATCGTGGTTGCTAAGTCACGTGAAATCTACGAAAGTCTAATGGACGAAGAAATGGGCGGAAACGCTTCACAAGGTTTCGTTCAAGACATTACTAACCAAAACGATCAAGCTCAAGACATGGGTCTAGGCGAAGACGATATGGAAGGTGGAGAAATTGAATTAGGTGGCGACGGCATGGGCGACGATGAATTCGGTGACGAAGAAACATTCGGCGATGACGGCGAAATGGGCGGCGAACACGGTGAACACGAAGAAATCGCAACTAAACTTGACGATCTAGAAGCACAAT